CCCGTCGTCAGGGGGGAGCCGGTCCCGGTAATGCTGGTCTGCGTGGTCACGCTGTCATAGCCGCCGCCGGTCTTATCGAGCGGCGTGGTGGCAAGCAGCCCGGTCACGCAGATGGCGGCGGCGGCAGGCGTGCTGTTGGTCGTCCAGTTGATCTGCAAGCTGGAGCTGGGGCTGACGTCGGTCGTCACCTTGGCCGAGATAAGGACGAGCTTCTGGTTGGTGGTGTACGTCGTATTCAGGGCGGCATAGGTGTTGCTATGCCCGTCGCTGACGGTCCAGGCCGAGCTGTTGCCGACCGCCAGCGCCACGAAGACGTAGCTTCCGACCGGGCAATCGTTTGCTCCGGTGGTGATCGTGATCGTGGCGACGGAGGAAGCGCTGATAGCTACGCCGAGGTCAGCGACAGTGATCGCCGCTGCGACCGGCGCGACGGTCAGCGCCCAGGCCGCCAGCCCGATGAGAAGGGATCGCAAGAACTTCATGGACTAGAACTGCGCGTAGGAGAGCGAGCCCGCTGTGTCCACCGCGCCCGTGGTGATGATGCACACGGCCTCGCTGGCGGCGGTGACGAGGATAGGGCCCAGGCCGCTGCCGGCGCTGATGCCGCCATTGGCGGCGAAAGACGCCGTGTGGCCCGATGCGCCGGTCAGGTAGTGCGTGCCGCCGCCGCAGGTTGCACCCGTGCCGGCGATCAGGGCCACCGTTCCGGCGCCGGACAAAACCCAATCGTAGTGTGTGACGTAAACCTTCGTAGAGCCGGAGGCCGCGACGACGAGGGTGGTCGTGGCGCTGGTGGAGGTGATCGGCGCCGAGGCCGTCGTTTGAATAAGCCGGGTTGCGCCGGTGTTGGTGGAGAGGCCCACGACACCGGTTCCGTCGGTCGGCAACTCGACTCGCAGCGCCCCGGCCGCTGTGCCCGCGCCCGTCGCGGTATTGACACCCGCGATCTGCTTCAGGTTGACGTCGGCCTGCGTGGCCATCGCCGCTTCGATGGCGGCTAGGTGCGCTGCGTTGACAACTTGGGTCGTCTCGAGCGCAAAGGCGTTGGTGACGGTGATCGAACCCGTGAACGTAGCGCCGGTGCACAGCAGCCCGGTGGTGTCCTGGGTGATCGCGCGCGTGTTGTTGACGCCGTAGGCGGTGTTCGGCGTGCCGCAGGACGAGACCACGTTGCCGTTCGACAGCTGCGCATGGGCCACCGCCGGCGCAAGCGCCACCAGCAGGAGGAGGGATGCCGCGAGGCGGGCCAGAATCCGGCTCATGACTGCTTGATGTCCTTCCGAAGCCGAAGAATGAAGCTCAGCGTGGCGTCCGGCATGGGGCTGATCGTGCTGAGCAGGATCGAGCCCGTCGCGCCGGCCAGGCCGGTCGGGACCGGGATGCCGCCCATCTTGTGCCACGCGAAGTCGGTGGGCGACGCGCCGTAGGCCAAGATCAGCGAGTTGGCCGACGCCTCCCAATCCAGTCGGAACTTCTGGTCCTGCACGTCGAAGTCGATGCCGATGATCTTCGTGTGCAGCCCGGGATAGAACACCTGGCCGCCGATCGTGACGCCGTAGACCCCGGTTGAGGTGGCGTCGAAGATCTTCTGGTTCGTGATCCCGGAGCCGTCGGAGACGAGCCCCACATTGAGCACGACGTTGCGGAAGCCGTTCTCGATGATCTGGACTGAGGCGACGTCGGCCATGGTGTCCTCTCCGGCCCGCCAGGGCCATCCAAGGGTGAAGCGGAACTAGACCTGGGCGACCCCGAAGAGCCCGATGGTGGGATCGGCTTGCACGGCGGTCAGGGACGGCCAGCAGCGGATCACCAGCCGCTTCGTGCCATCCGCGGCGTCCTGCACTGCGTAGGTGCCGCGAACGTCACCGGTGGTGTTCGTGGCGGGCGTAGTGGCGTCGGGGACGACGAAGCCGGTGTTGGCGGTGATGAGCGCGTCGTTCCAGTGGATCAGGCTGTCACTGAAGAGCAGCGTCTTGATCGGCAGGCCGAAGATGTCGAGCGTTCCGACGCTGTAGTTGTGGGCGTCGCTGAACTGCGGCACGACGGAGGTGACGAACTTCCACGCCTTCTTGCCCGCGGTCGTCGCGATGCCAGCCGCGGCGGTGATCTTCTCCGTCATCGGGTAGCCGAAGGTGTCGTAGCCCGAGATGATGAAGTCGCCGCCAGCGCCGCCCGACACGCCCGTGATGGACAGCGCTCGCGCTCCGAGGCTCGCGCGATCGTAGAAGGTGGTGAAGCCCTTGTTGCCGAACTTCTTGAGCGCCGGGTTGCCGTCGATCACGAGCGCGGCGGCGGGGACGACATTCAGGCTGGGCATGACGAGCAGGCCGCCGGTCGGGACAACGGTGATCCCGGTCGAGGCGGCCGCCAGCGTCATCGCCACACCGCTCGAGGCGTTGGCCAGCGCCACGATCTTCGCGGTGCCTTTGGTGGCGGGAATGAAGCTGAGCGCCAAGCTGTCGGCCCCGTAGAAGCCCACGACGCCCGCGCCGGTGTCGGACTGTGCGGTGTTGTAGGGCAGGCGGTGGTCCTGGATGCCGGCGCCGAGGTAGTCGACGCTGGGCCCGGCCAGGGCCGGGAGACCAAGCGAGCCGGGCGGCATGCGGGCGAGGACGCGATGGACAGGCGCCCAGAATGCTGAAGGTGTACCGGCCATCGTCGTTCTCCTGAGCCTGCGGTCTTCGCGGGCTGCGGTTAGAGGTTAGGAGCGGCCGTAGGGGCCGCCCCGTCGTCCCTGCTAGGCGCCTAGACGCCTGGCGTGCCGAACCAGCCGCGCCAGTCCGTCCAACCGGCGCTGAAGCGCATGTATTGGGCGGCCTTGGCGTTCTTGGTGTCGAACTCGTTGTCGGTGTCGAACATCGGCTTGTCGCGCCACAGGAAGCGCGTGCCGTAGGGCGCGTTGGTGCGGATGAACCAGGCCGTGCTCGAGGTGAAGTAGTGGTTCACCACGATGCCCTTGGGGAACATGCCCGACGCCTTGATGACGTTGATGGCGTTGTTCGCCGTGTCGTTCTGCAGCACCGAGTTGATGATGCGGTTGGCGTCGAAATACTGCGAGGGCGAGATGGCCAGGCACTGCGGCGTCAGGCTGATCTTGTTGCCGCGGTAGTCCGTGGCCTGCATGATCTGGATGCCGAGGTCCTCGATCGAGGTCTCCGACAGGTCCGCCGAGGTCGCCAGCAGGTTCGACTGGTTGCCCACCAGCGAGGGGTGGGTCGAGGCGATCATGCACTGGCCGTCGCCGCCGGTGAAGGTGCCGTTGTACGCCTGGTTGAACACCCCGGCCGACACGATCTCTTCCGTCTGCCGGCCCGCGAAGGCCAGCATGGCGGAGCGGCGCTTGGAGACCACCTCATAGAGGTCGTCGCGCAGCTCCTCGAAGGTGACGATGTAGCCGCCCGCGTACGCCACGTGAGTGTAGCGGGTGACGGAGCCTTGCACCTCGGCGTCGTAGTTGAGTGCGCCGCCCTGGTCCTTCTCGCGAAGGATGCCGAACCCGGAGATTTCGACGTCTTCCTCATACGCCTTGTCGGACGTCTCGACGTCGAACAGCATCGGGTACTCTTGGTCGTGCTCGGCGTACTGCCGGCCCCACCAGGTCTTGATCCCGGGCCAAAGGGCTTTCGGGTGTGCACCGGTGGTGATAACGCCGCCAACCGTGGCCATCGATGTTCTCCGCCGCCGCTGCTGTAATCCGAGCCCCTGGGCGACACACAGGGGGCCGGGTCGAGGGTGAACTTAGTAGCCGGAGGCGCCCCACAGGGCCGGCAGGTTGATCCGGCAAAGCCACTTGGCGTAGTTGCCGATGGCGTTGTCCGGCGCCCGCAGGAGCCCGATGATGCGGATCTGGAAAGTGGGGTTGGCGTTGCCGTCGTCGCTCGAGCTATCCAGCAGCCAGCCGGAGAAGCCCGTCACGGTCGAGCCCGCGCCCGCGATGAGATTGACGTTGGTGAAGCCGCCGTTCGCCGCGGCGATGAAGCCGGCCGACAGGGGCAGCGAGTCCTCCTGCGCGACGTAAAGCTGGTTGGGGTCGTCCAGGCAGAAGCCGTAGTTGAGGATCGACGCCTGGCGGTAGACCGGTAGGTCCCGCGTGATCGTCGAGGCGGCGTTCCCGGCTTTCGCGGGGCCGTTGGCGATGCCGTTGAAGGCGCCCAGGATCGTGTTCGCCGCGCCAGCGGTGGCGATAGTGACGATCGGGACCCCGAAGGCGTCGGCGACGCCGGTGGGCACCAGCGGATCGCCCAGGAAGATGTTGTTGGAATCGTTCGCTGCGAATGAGACCAGACGCCCGCGTCCGGTGGTCACGCCGGCGTTGTTCGTGATGGGACGCAGCCCCATCGGAGAGTTGTTGTTGGCCATAGCGGTGAAGCCCTCAAGGTTGCCGAACGATGACGATGACCGCCCTACTTGGCGAAGACCGTCTTGCCGTGCGTGCCTGAGTGCGTGGGCGCCTGGCCCGAGAGCTAGTTGCTCTTTTCGATGGTGAGGGGGCCTGAGCCTGTCTCAACCGGGTCGTAGAACTTGCCTGCGTCTGACTTCTGGGCCGAGCCGGCGGGGGCGCGGAAGGGAGAGCCTTTCAAGGCGTCCAGCTGGTCGCTGGCCATCTTGTGCTTCGCCGCCTGGTCTTCCTCGAAGAAGACCTTGGGGATCTCCATGGCGTAGGCGTAGAGGACACCCTTGTCTCGGCCGGACCCTACGGCTCTGCAGATCGGCTTGCCGTCGGCGTCGACGACATGGGCATATCCGCTCGCCTTGGCTTCATCGATGCGTCCTGCGACATCGTTGAACCAGTGCCGGTGATAACCTTGTCTTTGGGCGAGCGCAAGCTTCTGGCTGTAAGCGCCCAGCGGCTTACGCGTCGCGCGGATCCTGGCGATGGTCTCCGCGAGGCTCTCGTCGGTGTCGTTGTGCTCCATCGCGACGCGCCCGGCGACCTCGACATCGGCGGTGCCGCCGCGCTCGGAAACCACGATCGATTCGCGCTGGACCTGCTCGCGGAAGGCCGCGGCCGCCCCGGGCTGCAGCGCGCGCTCATCGGCGCTCGGGCCATCCGGCTCGGGGCTGTAGAACCCGCTGCCGGGCGCGCCGCCCTTGGCGCCGGCCATCGGTTCGGTGGCGGCCGCGGAAGCGGCGACGGGCGCACCAGGCAGGCGCGCGGCGGGGGCGGCGGCGGGAACGCGGCGAGGGGCCATGGCCTATTTCTTCCTGTGCTGCTTCATCACGTCGAGCACGTCGGCGTGGGGGTCGTCGTAGACCGCCATGTACTCCGCCTCGGTGTACTCGGGCATGCCGCGCTTGATGCTGTTGAACGCCGCGCGCGCCTGGCGCCGCTCTTCCTGGTCGGCGATGGCGTCGATCGGCGAGGCGCCCTGGCGCGGCCGGCGCAGCGGCACGGTGGACGGCTCCATCGAAGGGGCCGCACGGCGGCGGAAGGGGTCGCGTCGCTGCGGCATCTCGTCGCCCTCGGAGAAGTCTTCGGGGAAGGCTGCGCGCATGCGGTTGAGCACGATCGCGAAGCGCTCGGTTAGGGTGGCATCGGGGTCGCGCAGGGACTCGCCCTTCTCGAACTCGATGGCGGCGTTGTGCAGGTAGGGACGCGTCGTGTCATTGAACCACGGGTTC